AGGTGTACGCATTACATTTCTCCAACAAAATTAGCAACTGCTGGCATATCTCCTTGGAAATGGTAAGTACCAATGTGTGCTGTTTTCATCCAAGGACACAACCAAATTTTACCGCCAATGTTACGCCAGTATTGGCAGAACATATAATCTTCTGATAGGTAACGATGTGATGCGCCTGATTCCATGTCTAATAATTTTTTAAATCCATCTTTAACATCTTTACCTTCAGCTGCATCTTTCATTAAAGAATGTACATGGTCAAAAGGATAACCGTTATCAATAACAGTATCAAAATAGGCATGAATGTAACGTGAACCGTCAAAGTTGGCTTGGCCAACATGGTCTGGTTTGTAACGGAATTCAGGATAAGCTTTTTCCCATTTTGCAAACACTTCACGCTTAATCATCATAAAGCCAGTACCAATCTCCATAACTTCTAATGGTTCTGTTACTTGGAATTGTGCCGTACCTTTAACTGGATTAAACACATAATCACCAGTAACTTTTTCAAGCATACCTGGTTCTAAACCAGGATTCTTTTCAATGGCACGCTTAACTGCACGCCACTTGATTGCTTTCTTGGGATAAGGACCACCAGCAACATCTTTGTCTAGTGCCAACAAAGCAATTACATCTTGTGGATTAAAATGAATATCAGAATCGATGAACAACATATGTGTACAATCGGAACGATGAATAAATTCGTCAACCAAATAGTTGCGAGCTCTAGTAATTAAGGACTCATTAAACAAGAATGAGAATTTGACTTGTATGCCATATTGCATACACATACCCTGTAAATCAAGGCACGCTTTCATATACAGGCCATGATTTTGGCCACCATACATCGGTGTCGCCACGAATAACCGTTTATTTTGTAAATCTTCTTTTTTAATTGATATTTCCATTTGGACCCCGATAATATTAAAAAAGGGGACCTAAGTCCCCCACACAGATTAGGCTAGTGAATAACCTGATTTGATAGCTGCACGAACTAAAGCCTTAGTTGGTTTGCCCATGCGATAGAAAGCAACTTTCTTACCATCTACAACTTTTTTGTTTGTGTAGATTACATGACCTTCTTGACGCAGTTCATCAATGCGGGCTGTAACATTGGTAATGCCGAAACGGCGTTGTGCTTGTTTGACAGTAAAAGTGTTGTAACCTGAAGGTTGTTGTAAGGCGTTCAACATCTTTTCTTTAGCAGATAATTTGCTCATTGTAATACTCCATAGTAAAGTTAAAATAAATCCTTGCCTTAAGCAAGTTCACACAGTATATCATTATGTATATGTGTTGTCAAGCGTTTATCGACCAACTTGTGGTAAATATTTCGCTTTGGTATCTTCCCATGACAGGTAAATAAGGTCGTCATAGAAAAGAGTTTCGTAGGATACCGTATTCTTTTTTTGTAATTGCCGAATACGGCCTTTGGCATATTTTGTTTTCCAAATATTACTTAATGCTTCTTCGCTGGTATCGAAAGACTTTACCAATGCCTCATCTGTAATTTCTTTACGGAGATATTCATTGGTATTATTGTAAAGTGGACTGAAATAGATACCACGTTGATGTTCGGTACGGATGAGTTGTTTAGGAATACCTAATTTAGAATAAGCAAAGTTTAATGACCTATTTTTATGGTCACGCTTAAGTGGAAGGCCTTGAGTGTTCTTGGCTTCCCACCATTCAAAATATTTACGAGTATGATTCTCTTTAATCCAGTCAAACACTAGCTTTTTGGTTGCTCTACTAGGTTCAAATGCCACAGAACCTGAGGAGAATCCCATTTTATTCCAATGCTCTAATCCGTCATATTGAGATAGACCGCCAGACTTAGTATTCCCATAAAGACTAGTAGTAGTAACTCCAACGAGGACATCTCCATATTGTCTTTTCCAATCCTTTTGAACTGTATCAGATAAACACATTAATGCTAATAACTTACCACCCATGTAATTAAAACCAAGTGGTTGTAACGGAACGATTGTAGAACCAATTGCAGTATGATTAATCATATGCTGTTGTGTCTTAATATCTCTCGACCATCCGATTGCGTTATCTCTCGGAGTCAAGTCCAGGAAGTCTGAGGAGATACAGATAACACCAAGGTATTTATTAGTTACTTCATCGGTCAAAACATAGAATAGGTTACGACCAATGTTACTGTTATTCTTCATTGTAGAAGAAAAGGTACGAATGGCATTCCATCTTTCGGCATCAGGACCATTTGAGAGAACCATAACAGGTTTTAATTTTTCATAATCATCAGGTTCTTGTGGCATCCAAAAATTAGATTTTACTTTATCAACTAATTTCTTTTGTTCAGGATCCACCATCATAGTTTCAGAACCAAATAGTGTAGATACCTCATGAACAGGATATCTTTCTTTTACTTCACACCACTTTTGGTATAAAGTATATTCACGAACATCCATTTGTGAAGCGTATGTTAAGTCCTTGATAAGGACTTCTTTCATACCATTTTCATCAATATGTTCAAAGGTCGTATTATTTGCCGACCATTTTTTCCATTGCGATTCTACAAACTCAATTGGTGTTGCCATTATTTTAAGCCGATTTTCTTCATTAATTTGTTACGTTTCTTCATACCAGATTGTAATGCCATTGGTTTCACACGACTAGTATACACGATACCATTCATATGGTCAAGCTCATGTAGAAAACAACGAGCAGATATACCAGAATAAGTTGCCGTTTTCTTTTCACCATTGAAGTCTTGGTATTCCACATCAATCATAGCAGGTCTGGTAATTGACAAACCTAAAAATGGAAAAGAAAGACATCCTTCCATCATATGTTTTTCATCGTATGTTTTTAATAATTTTGGATTGTAATGTGCCACAAAGTTATCTTCAGCACCCATAACAAAAACTCGGTATTTAAATCCACATTGGTTGGCAGATAATCCATAACCTTTGTGTAATTTACAGGTTTCAACCAAAGATGATGCAAACTCAGTTGGATCAACTGGTGGAGTTTTAAAGTCGAATTCAGGCATTACTTCTTTTAAAATTGGATGATCCTCAGACACCAATCTAAAAGTAGGAATACTTCCTTTAGGTAATGATACCGATTCTTTTACGGCATCTTCTGTATTAATTTTAAATAGTTCGGTCATTTCATGTTCTCCCATAATTCGTCAAAGATACCTGCTGACAAATCAAAACCTAATAAGGCTTCATCAACAAGGTCTGTACTCAGTTTTGCATCAAGTGCTTTAATCAAAGCAGGTCTATCTTGAAATTGATATGCCAAGCCTGAACCAGGAACTCTCTTAGCAATAATTTTACCACCATATAAATCACCCATGTGTCTTACATAAACATGAGCCAATAATTTAGGCCGATTTTTTATATCATAATTTAATTCAACAAATCTTTCACGATATTTTTCGGTACTTTTATATCTTGTTGTTGGATTCCACATATACAGTTCACCTAAGTCTTGTTCAATAAAATGTGCTCTACGGAGGTCAGGTAAATCCCAAGTAAGACCAGCAATTGAAGCATAATATTCCAGGTTACTATAAACAATGTACATCTGTTGTAAGTACATACCATAATGTTCTTTGGTGATAGTACCACCTAATAAGTATTGCACAAAAGGATGTGCTTCTACTTCTCTGTGTTTGGCGTTGGTGTATTCTCTTAATATACTCATCTTGCAATCTGACTAAAATTATTTTTCTTTTCAAAACGAATAACGGATCTAAACTTATCAAACAGTTGGTCACCTTTATGTGAGATAACAAATACATTGGATTCGCTTCCCATTTCATGAATCAACTTCAAAAACTCCTCTGTACCCACACCATCTAAACTAGAATCAAATACTTCATCCAAAATTAATAGATTAGTATTTGTAGAATTCTTTAACTTGGCAATCTGTCGCCATGTAAATAACAAGGCCAAGTCGATACGCATCTTTTCACCTTCTGAGAAATTGGCATAAGAGAACTCATCACGGTGCCTCGATTTGATTGTTTCTTCAAACGATTCATTGATGTTGAAGTTCACAAAGAAATCCATGGCAGTCAAATACTTGTTAATCAGTTTGTTCATGATAGGTAAGTATTGACGGATAATCTTAGTCTTAATACCAGTATCTTTTAATAAAGAACCGGCATATTCATAATATTGTTTTTGTTCAGATATCTCTTTTTGTTTATTAACCAACTCACCAAGTTCTTGTTGCAACTCTTTTAACTTATCATTTTCCGTTTCGATGCTCTCCCGTAAGGTAGATAGAGCTTCAATTTCTTTTTGGAGTTTATTAATGTAAATATGTACTGCTGATATGGTTGAATTGTGTTTGACAATTTCATTGTTGTGTTCTTGAATATGTTTAACTATTTTTTGGATTTCTTCGATACGGTTGTTCGCCTCTTGGATTTTTGTTTCGATATCAGCAATTCCAACTCCAATTTCTCCTTTTGTTTTATCGATTCCACTAAGCTGGCTATGTCTGAAGGTGTCAGCGATACTTTGTTTACAGGTTGGGCAGTCGTGGTTTTCTTCATAGAACTTATACTCCTTATCTAATTTCTTTAAACGAGATTCTAGTTTGGATTCTAATTGAATTAATTTGGTACTTTTCTTTTCTATACTTAATTTATCTTGTATTTTACTTTGTAATACATCAATGTGTTTTTGAATTAAATCAATATCTCTTTGTAAAGTAAAGTTTTGGTCAATACTATCATTGATTTCTTTCTTTTTCTTTTCAATTTCGGTATCAGAACGAGTTTTATGTTCTTCTATGTTCTGTTTCTGAAACTTAATCTTTTCAGCGGCAAGTTCCATTTGATACTTATTTGCCGTTGTTTGTTCTTTAATCTCTGACATTCTTTCTTTAACAACACCATTCATTGATGAGAAGATGCCGATGTCTAATAAATCTTCAATAATTGCTCTTCGGTCAGCGGGAGTAAGTTGCATAAATGGAACAAACGATGCAGAACCTAATATAACAACTTGAGTAAAGGACTTAAAATTTAATTTGAGAATGAATTTCTCTAAGTGTTCTTGATAATCTTTCGATGCGGCATTTTGGTCAACCATAACACCATTAGACCACACCTCAAATACATTTGGTTTAATACCACGAATTACTTTATATTCTTTTTTACCAATGGCAAATTCAATCTCAACAACCGCAGCTTGATTATTAATGGAGTTGAGTAGTTGTGGTTTGTTAATCTTACGAAATGGTTTACCAAAGAGACCAAAACATAAGGCATCTAGTATAGTGGACTTACCTGCACCATTATTACCAATGATTAATGTGTTTGGTGACCTTTGAAAATCAATTTCTGTAAACGAGTTGCCAGTTGAAAGAAAGTTTTTCCACCTGACTTTTTGAAATATAATCATTTACTAAAATGTTCTTTGATTGCTTCACATACTAAAATTTTACCACTATAATCTTTATTAATACCGGAATGGTCTAGTGTATATTTTCTAGCGGCATCCATACATTCATTAATAATTAATTCTGCAAAGAATTCAATTTCTTTATCGGTTACTTCACGATTATCGTATGCAATGTATAATCCAGACTTTTCAGCTAAATCTTTAATTTTATTATTCACGCTTGCTCCTGATTCAATGCCTCAACATACAGTTCTTTCAATACCGTTTTGAGTTTGCTATTATCAATATGTTCTTCTGAAATACCATCCACAAACTTGTTAATGATTGTAATAGTATCTTCAGCTTCATTAATCATATCATCATCTACACCTTCTGTCAAGTCAGCAAAGTCCTCGGCAATGGTAATATCGATTGGATTAACTTTGTATAACTTATCCATAAATCGGTCAAATAGATGTGGATTAGTTTTGTTGACTACCACAACCTTAACATATGTTCCGGTATACTTGTCTAAATCTTTGGCTAACATCTCCGAAATGGTGATTTCTTTATCATCATAGGTAATACGATGAAACATTACGTTGGGGTTCTCAATAAATTCCAAATCAAGAGTATCAACATCAAACAAATGAAAGCCCCTCGGATCATTATAATCCTGCCAGGTGAGTTCGTAAGGATTGCCAAGATAACGGATATTGTCTTGATTTGAACGGTGGTGATAATGACCTGAAAAAACAACATCAAACTTTTTAAATATTCCACGGTCTAATCCTTCGTGTGATGGCATACCACGATGCATGGCAAAGCCGGCAATTTCAAAATGACCCATACAAATGTTGGCATCGGTGTCAGATAATACAAACATACTATCATCGTGATTATCAGGACAAATCCAAGGCATCATACAAATAGGGTGTTTTTCTTTTAACCAAATTGTAGTTGGTTTATCTATTACAGTAATATTTTTGTACTCTTGTAGTAATAGGTTTACCGAATTTACATCATTGGTATTTTTAAAATAGGTATCATGATTGCCAGCCAACATGAATACTTCAATATCCATATCTGACAGTTTATCAAAGAACATTTCTCTGGTACGTTTGTAAGTAAAGAAGTTTATATACTTACGGCGGTCAAAAGTATCCCCAAGGATAAGCACAGTATCAATACCTTGAGATTTAATAGTAGGAAAGAATGTTTCCGCATAAAATTTTTCATAGTAATCCAGGAAATGAATTGAATCGTTTCTGGCTCCAAAATGTTGGTCGGTTATAATTGCTATTTTCATCTTGTCATTATATCATTCGTCTAAGAACTTTTCAATCCCTTTTGGTTTCTTTGCCGCTTTTTTATTTTCTTTTGCCGTTTCAAAGTTTTCAATAAACTCAGAGATGTTATCATACAATTCAAATTGCCTTGTGGTACCATCTTCCAATTCTAACATTTCAAACTCATCCAAAATACCCATTTGTTCAGTAGCTTTATACTTAACATAGGTTTGTTTCTTTTCTTTGGAGATTCTTCGTAGAAAGGCAAAGTAAATAATTTGGGTAAAATAAGCAAATGGATTTTTAGATTTGGTTGGATCAAAATTGGAAAAATACATTAAACAGTTTTCAATACCATCAGACATCATTTCATCACGGTAGGTATAGTTAATGAAGTTAGGTTTATGTGATAGACCTTCTGCAATCTTCATAAAACACTCACCAATGTAATTTGGTATAGGAGGTGGTTCTGTTTTATTTTTCTTTGCTTTTTTTACTCCCTCTTGATAATCCACCAAAGCCGCAAGAAAATCAGCATTGTTTATATAATGTTTTTGCCTAGTTGCCATTCTTTACCCAATCTATTGTTATTCTTAATCCATTTTCCAACCTATAATCTGGAGTATAACCCAATTCATTTTTGATTTTGTCATAATTAATTGAATACCGTTTATCATGACCTAATCGGTCAGTAACAAAAGAAATTAGACTATGAGGTTTACCCATAATATCTAATATAGTTTTTGCCAAATTTAAATTTGAACCTTCTGTGCCACCACCAATGTTATATGTTTCACCAATACGGCCATTTTTCATAACCAGATTAATTGCTTTACAATGGTCATCAACATATAACCAATCTCTGATATTATCACCAGTACCATAAATTGGTATTTCAATATCATTTAAAGCATTGTTAATAATTTTTGGTATTAACTTCTCTTTGTTTTGTGCTGGTCCATAGTTATTGGAACAGTTTGTTATGACGGTTGGCAAGCCGTATGTAACATTAAATGCTCTTACCCAATGGTCGCTACAGGCTTTAGATGCTGAATATGGACTGTTTGGTTTATATGCAGTGTTCTCTGTAAAACTATTCTCATCATCCAATTCTAAACTACCATATACCTCATCTGTGGAAATATGTACAAACTTTTTTAAATCTTTTAACTTGAGAGAACATTCTAATAAATTAATAGTGCCTAAGATATTAGTTTTAATAAAAGGTTGGTAATTATGAATGGAGTTATCAACGTGAGATTCAGCGGCAAAGTTGACAATATAATCTGGATTAAACTCTGAGAATAATTTCTCCATAGTTTTCTTGCTAGAGATATCTGCCTTACGAAAGATAACAAAACCACTATCAATCAATGGTTTGATGTAATCTAGATTGGAGGCGTAGGTGAGGTTATCAACACAGACAACCTGTCGCCTAGCATTTTCTTTGTACAAATGATGTAGGAAGTTCCCACCAATGAATCCGGCACTACCTGTTACTAAAATCATAATTACCACATAATGTTATTGACATGCGCTTGACAAGTGTGTATAGTCGAGTATGTCCTTGGTTGAAAGTATTAATGGATTGTATCTCCATCATTCCTTAAATCTTCAAATTCATCAAGCATCTCTTGTATCTCATCGTCATCCATTTCATCGACAAGAGATTTTGCTTTTAATAATTCTTTAATCTTATATACCGTATTAAGATAATATTCACAGAATTCATCCTCAGGTTCCATCACAGAAAGGACATCTTTGGTTTTAATCGAGATTGAATTCTTTTTTAATAATTGAACAGGTAACCAATGACGCATTACTAATCCAGATTCTCCTCTACCACGAAAATCAATATTGAACTCCATTGGTTCCTCTAAAACATATTCTTCGGCACTATTCAAAGCTACATTGGCAATTAAATCAGTTCCATTTTGTAGTTTAATTATTTGTGTTTTATACTCAAGCATTTTTTAATCCTATTTTGTATATTTTAAAAGGGAACTTCTCCTCATTATATATCTTTGTTCTTTCCACGAAATGTTTTAAAGTATAGTTCATATGTTTTTTATATCTAAGGTCATCCGATATGTCATATAATGTGGCTATTTCTTTGCCTTCATTCTGTCGTAAGCCTCGTCCAATACTTTGCAAAGTTCGAATGCTCGATTTTGTTGGCATTGCAAATATAATGTTATGCAAATTCCTAATATTAATACCAGTACTAAAAGTCCCAAAACTAGCCACAATAATAGCATCTTGTTCTATCTCCATAATCTTTCTGATATCTTCACGGTCTGTTGTATCTACACCACCATGAATAAAAAAAACTTTTCTGTTGCCAATTTTCTCTGTATCCTTTATCATATCATACAGTATTTTGCCATGTTTGTCAACCATTTGATACAATACAAGTGTATTTTTACCTAGGCTAACCGCCAGATTCTTAATGAATTTATTACGAGTTTCGTGTGAAATGAGATATTGAATTTCATCAGCATAAGTCTTATCTTTTACAAATAAACATTCTTCATCGGTATGTTTTAATACAAGGCATTTAATCTCAAAGTTGGACAGTTGGTCTTTATCAATCAATTCTTTTGTGGTAATAACTTTTCTTACAGAACCAAATAATCCTTCTAACACCAGCTTATGAGTTTTAGTACCATCTAATGTACCTGTAAGACCAATACGGTATTTGGCATTAACGCAGGAGGTAAGAATTGTGGTGAGAGATTGTGCTTTGAATAAGTGTGCCTCATCACCAATCACATAATCAAACTGTTTGAAGTATTCTGGCGGCATTTTATACAAAGACTGCCATGTAGAAATAATTAAATCTTTATCTGATTCCTTTTCTTTGCCTTGGTAAATACGGTGAACATTGGTCATTTCACCATCATTGTAGTCACCAAAATCGGAGTACAACTGTTCAACCAAAGAAGTGGTTGGAACAATAACAAGACCTTTAAGATTTTGGTATTTGTGTAATTGTTGAAACAGTAGATAGATGATAAGAGATTTGCCTGATGCAGTTGGTGAAACCAACAACGCTCGCCGTTTTTGCATGGCATGAACAAAGGCATTTAACTGGTGTTCTCTTACTTCAATCTGTTTACCATTAGAATGAATGTTTAAATCTTCTGCAAACTTTTTGGCATGATACAGAGAGAATTCATCTTCAACATCCACACCACCTTCAAATTCAAAAGTGTAATCTCTTTCTTCACAAAACTGTTCCACATAATTTAATAGACCACGATATAAAGTAAAACTTTGAAGATTGAAAAGTCTTATCTTTCCATCCCAAATTCGATTACGATAAGCAGGAACAAATTGATAACCAGGAACAAAGAATGTGAAGAACTCTGATAACTCTCTAGCGATATGTTTCTCGCAAATTATCTTTACATATACTTCATCTTTTTTGGTGATTATTAAATTACTGTCCGCCAATGAATTTTTCCCATGATATAAAGTCACGAAGTTGCCATGTTCTTTGTTTCAATTCATTCATAATTGATTCAACCACCGAAATGGTTTCTTCATGATATACTTTCTTTTCCAATAGTTTAATTAAATCACTATCGGCCTCTAAGTATGTATTAATGTCGGATTTGAGGGTAAACTGAAAAGGTTCCCAACCATATTCGGCAAGTTCATCTTGTGACATTTTACCTGTATAGTATTCCCATTTCACCTTACGCATACGCAAGTAATCAAAGTGTGCCTTCTTAGAGGCAATTTTATGTTTGGTAAGAATGGAGAGGTATTTGTTGTGTAGTTTAGGAATCTTCAACAGTTCTTTGCCAGGTTCTGTCTGGTCCATATCTGCATCTGATTCCCAATACTTTAATACTTGTTCTAAGTTTTCCATAATATAATAAAAAAGTTATTCTAAACTTGTATAATATCACATATACGTTATGTTGTCAAGCCAATTCAAAATTAAAATAGTCAAACCTAAAAGTGGCATCAGCAGTAATAATCTCATCTGCAGAACTTTTGGTGTCAAACTGGATGTCTGATAAGTCTGTTGGAAAGGTGTTAATAAAATGTACACGAATGATGGGATTATTTAACGCTGAAAGTACAGTCAAAGTGGCATCAGAAAAACCAGCTTTTCCTTTAGGACTATTAGAATTCTGTAAGGCAGCAAGACGATTTCTTTCTTCTGTGCCTTCTGGTGACGCAATGGAACGGAACCAAGAGTGTATTTCTTGCCATGACTGTAACTTCTCATCCACAGAAAAACTTATAGTAAGTGGCTTATAGGACATTTTATTACCAGGCGAGTATACATCTATGCCTGGAAAATTCAATGGGGCCTCTCCTAGTGAAACTCCTGGTATATTTACAGACTGGCAGAAGTATTGTACCGTAGGCATCCTATTAAAGACCAACAAGAATTTTGTTGGCTGTAAATAGTTAGTATTTTGGGGTTGTCTTGTAAGTGCATTCATATGTTTATTTATGAACCAAAAAAAAGACCACCCGAAGGTGGTCTTTGAAATATCACTCTAAGGTGATTTATTTTCTTTTGGATTACATCAAGTTCTTGACGCCAAACAAACGATAGTAAACGTTTGTACGAGCATTTAAGCGTCCAAAACCAGCGTCTTGACCTTGAGCAAATGGGTTTGCTACCATGCCGTAACGAGTTTTGAATCCAATCTTTGGTTGGAATGTGAACTGGTCAACTGCACGAACCATTTGTAGAGGAACGTATGGGCAATAGAAAATACCAGCATCGTAAGGTGAAGAGCCTTTGTATCCGATGGTGACTAATTCTTGGTTGCTTGTGTATCCACCAAAGTATGGGTCAATGTAAACCTTGATACGACCATGTAACATACCAGCAAATGTATTGCCTGTATCGTCAACTTGGAGGTCAGCTTGTAGAGCAGGAGTGTAAGAAAGAACACCAGCCATAGCCATTGCAGATGCTACGTCAGATGAAACAATCAATACGTTACCTTTACCTCTACGAGTTTGCTTGGCAATTACGTTAGCGTCACGTTCAATTTGGAAAATCAAACCTTTGAAACGCTCAACAGACCAACGACCGTTTGAATCGGTATCTAAGTCGAAATAACCAGCAGTAGTTGTACCATACTGAGCACCAGCAACAGCACAGGTGTAGATTGTACGGATAACTTCACGGTTGATTTCAGCAAGGATCTCGGTAGACAGAATGTTTGACAATTCTGTTTCAGCGTCAAGACCATGAATTGCTTTTAAGTCTTGTGCTAGTTCGAGTGAGTACTCAGCTTTCAAGGCACGGGATTGAGCAGTTACAGTAACTTTCTCAATTGTAAATGCCATCTGCTGGAACGGTTGACCAACATCGGAACCTAATACTTCAGCTTGTGCTGTAGGAATAGCGATACCAGAAGTTGTTGTGCCAGAAGTAGGATTCTGAAACTGTGTAGATGTATCAGATGCCAAGTTACCTTGGAAACCGTATGGGTTGTTGGTAGATGTATTACCAGAGAATACTGTGTTAGCCTCGTTGTAGAAAGCTTCAGTATTTGATGTACCAGTCTGAGCATTGTAACGTGCACGCATTGCAAAAATCAAACCTGTAGGACCAGTCATTGGCTGAACACCAGCAACGTCATAAGCGATTAGATTTGGCAAAGCACGGCGTACTAATGAAATCAAGATTGGATCAAAGTTTTGAACACCACCAGCAATATTGGTAGGACCAGCATCTGCTAATTCGTTCAACTGCTGACGGTCTTGAGCCATAGCTTGATGTTGATTTTCCAAAACAAGGGCTGTAACAGCTTTCTTGTATGGGTCTTTAATGGCTTCGAGTTCTGGATGCTCTAGAACTGGATTCCATTTCTTTTGTAGTTCTTCAGTCATATACATTTGTAGTTTTCCTTATGTTGTATATTTTTGGTATTATTTTACCAGGGTTTGTGAAATGGTTTTTGCATAAAGTTCCATGGAAGGATCAGCAAAAGATGTTTTCTTAACTTCTTCTTCAATGGTAACTTCATCATCTAAAGCAGATGAATCAGCAACTTTAACTTCTGCCTTGAAATATGATTCTTTCAAAGTAGATAGTTTGTCAGCAAATTCTTCTTCAGTAGTAAATTCCACACCTTCTGCAAGTGCTTTTAATTTTTCTACTTGTGTCTGCGACAGGCCTTCACACGCTGTGTAGATAGCCTCAATTTTTTTCTGTTCGTTTAATTCTTTGGACAATTCGATACCTTTGTTGATTTGCTCATTCAAAGCAGCTTCTAATTCTTCTACTTTGGAAGCCATTTCTTCAACAACGTCAACCTTTTCGGCTGGAATGTCGATGTAATGTTCAACAAATAGGTTACGCAAACCTTCAATGAATTCTTCTGTAATTTCGGCTTTTAATCCAGTTTCGATTGCGAGTTCGTTGTCATTCATCCACTCCTCAACCATGTAGTTGAGATAGTCATCAACCTTAGCGGCCATTTCTTCTTTAACTTCTTCCAAAGCAACTTCAAATTGCTCCATCAACTCAGCTTGAATTTCTTCAACGATAGGAGTAGCACGAGCAACAACAGCAGCTTCAAAAATTGTGGCAGCTTTGTCTTTGAATTCTTCAGATAGTTCTTCACCTTGCATTAAGGCATCGATATCTTCGTGGTATGATTGGAATGTAGCACCTGGATTAGCTTGCATTGTTTGTGGTGCCAATTTACCAGCAATACGGTCACGAATAGCTTCGTAACCTGTGGCATCAGCTTGTGCAACATTGTGCAAATCAGCACGACCCATGTGGTCTTGTGGACCAGTAGCCTTAGAAGCACCAACACCGTCTTTTTGTGCACCTACAGGAGGTGTAGCACCTGGAGGAGTTGCTGACGGAGTGCCTTTGGTGTAATCAGGCAAAGTATCATCTTGGTCTGCTGGAGAAACTCCAATTTGACCAACATCCCCTTGGCCAGTGACCACGGAAGTTGACAATTTTTGTGGCTTATCTTGGCCACCTGATTTAGATGAAATGTTTGAATCAAACGTTTCTTTGGAACCTTCACCAAGTAAAATGTTGGTAGCGGCGTCTGTTAATTTTCCCATTTTGAAAATCTCCTTGATTTATTGGATATATTTATATTTAAAGTTTTTTCATGAAGTTTTCAAAAATGTGTAGACTTACACGCTCAATATCGGCTTTTGAAGCTTTGCGAATCTGTTGAATCGCTTGAGATTGATCCTGTTCTGTCCATACACCATTGACTAACATCCATTCTTTGCCTTCCATAATACCTTGTACAAAAGCACCAGGTGCGGAAGGGTCTGCTACAATATCCGCCGCTGTGGCTAGATAAAAGTCGTTCTGAACAACATTAACACCGTTAACGTTTTTCAATGAACCCATACCTCTAGATGATACGCCCAATTGAGCACCGCCTTCAATTAATTGACGAGCAATGTTTCCCATTGGTGTATCGAGAACTTTGGCTTTACCGATCCATTGGTTACCATCTTCCCTCAAACCTTTGATAAGAATCGCCACTCGGTCCAAATTAATGGTTGGAGAATCAGGATGACCTAACTCACCAAATGCACGGTTCTTATTAATATATTCTTCTGTGTAACGATGAACTTCTTTTTTCATCGTATTAAATTCATACAAACGGCCGTTCTTATTTTTTCTTTCGGAAACTAAGAATGGACCTTCAATGAATAAAGACTTTTTGCCACTACCAGCGGCTTCTTCAATGTACTCATAACTAATGGTTTCATTTACTTCTTTAATGAGTTTCATTTTATTTTTCCGTTAAGGTGTTACGCCGTATGGAGGATAGTTAAATGCAGCTGGATCTTGGAACTGACCGCCACTATAAAATTGACCATTTTTGTGTAATTCAATAATAACTGTGTAAGCTGCATTGGTGGTTGTACCAACTGTTTTAATTGTTACATTACCTGTAGGACCAATTGAATTATTTGTTATTGCTGGTAACTGATATTGTGGATTTGTATCAATAGCTCCAACACCTAAAGCATAAATTGTTGCACCTGTAGCGCCTTGCCACTTTAATTGTAAATGGCCAACCTCAGCATCAACAGAAGCAACAACCCTTGAAATAGTAAATGCCGAATTGGCAAATCCTGTAGCAACTGTATTACCTGATTGGTACGGCAAGTTGTTGGCATTTAATGCGTATGCCAATGTTTTAGGGTCAATAATAACGGTTTCTAATTCATCAGAATCAATAATACCAATACGTTTAATAACGGTTCTTTTATTAGTATCAACTAAAATTTGTGAGCTGTTTGAAATAGCCATTTTTTATCCTATTCTTCGCTTTGGTCAGATTGCTCTGATTCTACTGTTTCTGATTCAAAATCAGATTCTTCCGTTTCAGGAGTAATAAAATTTTGTGCAACAACCTGTTTAGCGGCTTCAATATGGGCAGTCACTTTATCGTGGATTGCTCCATACAATTCGCTTCTAAAATTTACTGCGTCTGCATCCATTGCGTAATCAACAATATTGCGGGTTGAAAATCCTGACATTTTTGTATCTCCTTATACCAATTATATATTTATCAACTATGCTTTTTCTTGGTCGGCTTTGCCTGTATCTTTGACAGGAACATCGGCCGGATTGGCTGGTTGTTGTGGTACACCAGACATCATCATTTGTTGTGCCACATCATTACCAACTGCGACTGGTAATCCAAAACCATCTTTCTTCTCTTGGTTAATCTCTTTGTCCATCATCTCAATCTCATCATCAGATAAACGAAGAACATTACGTTGAATCCATGACTGTGAGAAGTAACGACCTGTGTATGGATCAACAGAACTTAACAACTGTAAACGGTTAGTCATTAACTCTGCATCTTTAAGTTCAGAGAAGTTATTATCTTTAATGAAGTCATAGTAAATATGTTCCTTCATTTCTTTCCATTCATCATCGGTACAAATACCTTTGAGAACGCATTGGACACGAAGTGCTTGTTCAAACAAATCAGAAAACTTGTTGCGCATACGGTCAACAAATTTGGCAAACTTTAGTTCGTCACGGGTAATTTCATTGCTACGGCCAAGTGAAAAACCATTCAATTCTGGATTTAAACGAGAAACTGGTACGTTTAAAGCTTTGTATAATTTCTTTTCAAAGTACTTAACATCTTCTAACTCACCTAAGTTTTGACCACCAGGTAATGTAGTAATCTCTGTGCCTTTTCCACCTTCACGGCGTGGCAACCAAAAATCTTCCATCATTGACAAGAACTTGCGGTCATCACGGACTTCACCTGTATTGGCATCGTATACAAGTTTGTTCTTGTATTTTACCATGATGTCACGGAGGTATTGTTCTGCCTTTAACTTAGGTAAATTACCAACGTCAATATAAAAAATACGGCGTTCAGGAGCACGACTAATTCTGTAAATAACTGTAGCATCTTCAATCATCCTTAACTGATTTAATGGTTTGATTGCTTTGTGTAGATACGACAATACCACGGCACGGCGAGAATCCATGAGACCAGAAACAACTGAGATAATGGAATCTGTGGTAATACGGACACCAACAGGACCAAAGTTGCTAGAAGAACCAGTAGTAACCTTATCATTGAAGATATAATATTCATTAACAAGATCCATTACCTCCACGCCAGTGCGTTCATCTTTTTTCTTTTTAATCTCACGAACTTTACGCAGTTTGCGTGGATCAATATATCTTAATTCTTTAATGCCTTCTGTTGGTCTTTCACGGTCAATAATAACATGGTAGAACATTCTACCATCCACATAGTATCTACGGAAAATATCGTGTGCCAAGCTTTTGTAATTCAGCATACGAAGAACAGTATTAAACTCAGCACGAATGGCGTTTTTAATTTTTTCTGGTTGCTTTAATTCATCCATAATGATTTTGATATTTTTACCATCATCATCTTGGCAAATAGCTTCATTAACAATATCGTCAATGGCGGCTTCAATTTCTGGCTGCATAGCCATTTCACGGTATCGTGAGATTAGTTCAACTTCATTTTTAGCGGTGCCGTCTAGGTCAACATATGTTCCATAATAAGCGGCTGATGTAATCGTTAATGCGCCATCGTCATTGGTTGGCGGCGAAAACGACTGTTGGACTCCAGCTTCGTCTTCCGACTTAGCTCGAGCAATTGTAAAACCAAAAAGAGAGAATTTATTTAAAGCTGCCATATTGTTCTAATCCAATTCAAAAAAACATGATGGAGAGGACTAAGCCTCTCCGTAAAATAATTAAGTAGTAGTTGGCGCTGATTCCCACCATTGATAGGCAAATGTTGCCGAGTATTCTTCAATGGTATCGTTTGAACCCCAATCTAAATCAATTGGTGCCAAATCTAATGGGAACAAACCTACAAATTTATAAGATTTGATAATGTTACCGGTTTTACCATACTGGTCAACTTTTGCATCAACAGTATAACCTGATGGACCACCAGCACTTGCATTACGCACATTACCTGTATGACTATTTATTGCGTTCATCCAGGACTCAAGTGCGTTACGAACTGTAAAATCTTCATCGTTAATAATTTGTAGTGACCAATCAGTAAAGGTACGGTTACCAGCAAACTTGAGTTCACGACCAAAATAATACAAAGGTACAGTACCTACGGTAGAACCAGGTAACTGTGCCGATTTGGCCATAAATGTTGTTTTCTGTGAAGCGGCTGTGCCATTAGTTGCAACTGTTGGGAAGGATAGAGTTACTTGAAATAGATTGGGACGAGCACCGTCACCAATCATATTTGCTCTAAATTCTGTTACATTGAATGCCATTCTTTTCTCCTATTCGTTAGTATTTATTGACCAGCTGCACCAACGACTGTTGTAAAGTTGACGCCAGTTCTTACAGCAACGAAATTCAATTGGATGTAATTGATTGAACGAGCAGGCTTGATGTAAATATCACCAACAAATTGATTAGAATCAATAACTTGCGGTGTATTATTTGTAGTATCACAAACAACACGGAAGTCAGTAATACCACGGCGACCTTGAACATCTCGTAAGAATGGAGTTACCATGGCAACAAAATCTGCTCTGGTAAAGTCATCATTGAATTCAAACAAAGAATATTTAGAGGCAGTAGAAATTGCTTTTTCGAGTACAATAAACAATCTGCGTACATTAATACGGTCAAACGCTGATGGTTTGGCTTGTAATGTTTTATCGCCGTAAAGAACTGTTCCTTGACCTGGTAAAGAAACAACAGAATTAATACCTTTAGAATACAATGTATCTCTATCTGTTTGCTTTGGATTCCATGCCAAACGAACAACATTCTTTAATGCGCCACGATTTAATCCAGCAGGTGAGAACCATGGATCTGTAACTGAATCGGTGTACACACAAAGACCAGCAATGTCAGCATTTAGTGGAACATATTGGTAAGTATTGTTGTATTTGTTGAACATATACTTCCAACCAGAATCGGCAACAGCGTAAGATGTTGTACGATTTAATCCGTTGTACCAATTAGTAATATTGGTTGTTTCAGAACCACTTTGATTTACTACGGCAGAAGATGGTGGTGAAATAAATGCTACACAATCTTTACGAGTATTAACAATGTTATCAATGACGTATTGTTGTACTGTATTACTTGCTGCACCAGTAATTACCAAAGAAATATCTACATCGTCTGGACTTTGGAAATAAGAATAACCAGTAATTGTATTTGCATCAACTGGAAGAGCATCGAAACCACCAAGTAGATTTACTGTATTTGCAGTTGAAATTGTTGCAAAACTAAAATTATTGGATGCTGGTTTGTTCCAAGTAGAATTCGTTGTTGCATAGTTTGGAGGATCCATTGCGTAGATATATTTGGACTGATTCAAAATTACTTGTTTGTACCAGTTTGAATTACCTAATGAATCTGTGGTGTTAGTTGCTTTAGATAGGTATGGAAACGTTTCTAATACTGTACCTTTTGTACCAGTAAATGCGCCACCAGCGTCCACAACAGCAATGTGAACTTCATCGTTAGATGCGCCATATGCAGCTGCTTGAGCGGATGTACCAGGAGCACCATTAAAGAAACTAGCAACACCGTAACCATTAATGTTCCATGTGGAAGTATATGAACCAGCATCAACAATAGAAATTGCTAAAGAGTTTCCTAAACTACCAAGATATCTAGCTGCCCAAGGACCATATGCGTTAGCCGCATCAGCATTTAACACAGAATCAGTATAAACTTGTCGATTTGGAATATAAACTTGTTGACTTGATGGTGGAGCAGAAATAGCGTTAGTAGCAAAACCGTCTACAACACGAACAATTTTTAAATTGTTACCGTAAGCTAAGAAAGAAGCTGCTGTTAGGAAAGAAGTTGCTGTATTACTATTAGGTTTACCAAAAGTATTTACGAGATTTACTTCATCGGTAACTGTAACAATTTGAAACGCTGGACCCCATGCAAAGTTTCCAGAGTATGCACCGGCAGTAGTTAGTATTGAAGGAACAACCGTGGTTTGGTCGACTTCAGATACGGATACGCCTGGAGAGATTTGGATTGCCATTTATTATCTCCTTGATATATGATTTATTGGCACTTACGATACTATAATGATATTTATGATAGGCCGTATTTAGAGATTACCTACTCATTTCTCTAAAAAAATCAGCATAGATTTCTTTACCATCTGCTTTTTCCCATACATCTCCACCCTCCAACATAAATTCATGTTCTAATCCGTTCTCAATGACCGGTGCAGGTAGAGTTTCTTCGTCATACTGGTTCATATTTTCAAGTTGAAGTTGCTTACGAACATCATGAGCAACAATTTCTTTAAAAAGAACTTGCGTGGTTGCCCAAGCAAAAGTGACCAGTCCCATAACCATATCATCATTGGCGTCATCTTCGGCAGCAAAAGAAGTCTTGCTTGCCACAAAAGTAGTCAATTCTGAAATGGTATCAAAATCGTTAATAATTAATTTATTACCTTCAATCAATGTCTTTAAGTTAGAACAACCAATTCTTTTAACCTGAGTAGACATTTTTAAACCCATCTGAATACCTCTGGCAAAACCAGCCGATAATTGTTGTGGTTTTTTGTTACCTGTAAATACTTTAAATAGATTTTCGTACTCTAAGTCTTGGTGAAGAATATCAGCAATCTGTGGAGTATTGTTAATTTCAATCAAAACATAGGCATCATTATACATTCTAGCCGCATTATAAATTACGGTTGGGAATAACAAGGTTGAGATAGAAGAACTCTTGTATGTGGCAACCTGTTCGTATGGCATGGTTGTCATATCAATTATTGAGAATGTTGACGAATCTAATCCTTTGCCTTCTGAAACATCCACAAACATACCGTAAATATGAGGTTTATCATCTTTAACTGGAGGTTTATAAATTTTAACTTTGTCGTGTTCGGCAACTGCTTCTTGGTAAACCAACTGTTGTAATTTTTGTGCTGAGATTAAAGTATTGGAAGAACCTAAGAACTCTGTTTCAAACTCCTGACGGAACTGGTGTTCAGAAGTATTTTTAATAGTTTCTTCTTTCCAAGCATCATCACGACCTGGAACCATAGACCAATGAATTTCAAACGGAACATAATTGTTTTTCTTGTTTGTTGCATCTGTCCAAAGTTTGTAGAACAAATTCATACCATTTGGTGTAGATACAATAATAATCTTTGTTTTAGTACCAGCAGTAATAACTGGATAAACTGAGGTGATAAAGTCGTAGGCAATATTGGATGGTACGAAAGCAAACTCATCTAAGAATACAATGTTAAACGAACCGGAACGAGCCGCTGAACCTGAAGTAGAAGAAGCAATAATTACAGAACCGTTTTCTAATTCAATACGACCTTTGTTCCACTCTACAACACCTTGTTGCATCCACATTGGTAGATTCTCATATGCCAATTGAAGTTTACCAAGAATGGCACGAGCAGTTTCACCACGGTTAGCAAGAACGGCAATCGATTGAGAATCTTTAAACAAAACTGTCCAAAGTAAATAGGCAACAGCAGTAGTAGTTTTACCAACCTGACGAGGACATTTAACAATACTAAAACGATTATCATGAAAAGTACTAATCATATCTTTCTGAAAATCGTACATATTAAAAGGCACTAGACCTTCATCTAATGTAATAATATTCATGTATTTGGTAAAGTAAATAGGATCTTGAGCGCATTTGACATACTCATCAAACTGCTCTTTTGTGTATTCAACTTTGACACCTACCCGTTTTAGTAAGGGGTTGTCACGGTACGATTCTTTATTTGTGGCCATTGTCTTTGAGTAACTTACCTAAATCAGCAGTTGAGCCAACAAAAATGGCTTTGTCAATTGTGGTATTATTGGTTTCTTTTTTGGTGTTGTCCATCTCACGCATTTGTTTTTGAATTGATAACAATTCTTTGTTGGCGTCTACCATATTTTTAAGTAGACCACCATAAACTTCAAATGCTCGAGGATGTTGTCCTGCTTTGGCAATCTCTAAAATCTCATGCATGGCTTCCTGACCTTGGTCAATAATACCTTGAAGATTTTCCCGTGATTGTTGGTAAGCATCCGTTAAATCGGATTCAATATCGGGTTTATTATATTTGGCAGACACCGTTGGAAGTTTTTCTTTCTTAACTTCTTCAATAGGTGTCACATCAAATATATCAGATAAGTTTTTATTCAATTCGTTCATATAATTATATAGGTTTAATATCCAAATCTAGTTTTATATGCTGCGTGTTCTGCTTGAATTTCTGCTAAAGACAATTCTTTATTCCAAACTTTAACAAAACCCACATCTGCATCCACTTGTTCTGTGCTGGTAGTGCTGTTTACAAATCTTCCAAATAATCTCAATCCATTGAATCCATTGTTTGTGGAACTAGTGCCATTAGTTCCGCTTGGAGCTGTGTTAGTTGCTATATAACTTTTTCCTTTGCTTGCACCAGCAGATCCAGTATTAGTGACCCATATGAAATGCCAAGCAGTATCTGCGGTAGTTGAATTTGATCCAATAAAATTATCAGCATAAGCAAGGTTCATAACACCGCCATTGCCAGACCACAATCCCATTAGAAAATCAGGTGATGCTGAGTTAGCATTTAATAATCTCCCAATATTAGTGCCGTTCCACTTGTATGCCATACCCACAGTAAATGCTTGTGCGCTACCGTAATTTGGACCAAATGTCATAAAATTATTAGTACTAGCAGTTGTCACCCTAAACACACCACCGCTGGCACTATTCCAACTAATTCTTGGAGTAGGATTAAGTACTGTTATGGCAAAACCACTTGCGCCGTTTATGACACTGCCATTTACTGGCACCGCAGAATAATTGGCAGCATCCAAATCAAGTACTAAGTTTGGAGATACAATAGGTGTACTTGTTGTCGCACTAACTCGTATTCCATTACCAAAAGTAATACCTGGACCAATAATCATAATTATAGTGCTGCAATTGCAGCTTGAAATGCGGCATAGGTTGCAGAACTGGCAACCAATGATTTAAGTTGAGTTCGAGAAATAGAACCACCTATTTGAATGGTGTTGTCTGGAAATAATAAAGCTCCATTTGCAACAAATGTCCAAGTATTAGATACTGTTTGAAGTGATAAATTATAATTTTGAGTTGTAATTGTAGTTATGGAAGGACTTGATGCTGGAGGTGATGTTGTGACTGTTAAAACATTATTTACATTTATTGTTCCCGCTACATTCAAATTACCATCAAATGTGCCTGATGTATTTGCAAGTGCATTATTGGCTTTATTAAACGCAGCTTGTGCCAAATTTGTTGCAGTTGTAATGTTGGTGTTCTGAGAAAGATTAACACCGATTCCATAATTACTCAAAGTTAGAGCTGAGTTAGCCGTAGTTCCAGCTGTATTGGCTTGATTAAAAGCCGCTTGAGCAAATGGATTAATTCCAACAAATCTTTCCGTGGCCAGTCTTGTACCGCCTGCAGTTGTGCCATCATGCACAGTAATAGTTTTGTTGGTGGTATCAACAATAAGTTCTCCTACTGCACCAGTAACACTTAAAAGTGCTGTATTTGAATATCGTTTAAATTGTAATGTTCTGGACATTTTAAGCCTCTAGTTAAAGTCTGTTTTGTTTTCTATTTCGGTTGATAAATCATCTACGCCAACTTCAGTCATTAAATCACCAGCAAATGTTGTTGATGTAGTAATAATAGATTGTGTATTTGGAGCTTCATTAATTACGGTAGTATATGTATACAATGAGTTTGCATTAGCATCTGTTGGATTAGGCACAACAATAATTTGTGCCTGCACATTGGACTTAGTTTCATACGATGTAAACATATAATTGGCATTAGTAACAGTACCAATAATAGGTAATGATGAAACAAAATTACCATTAATGTTTGTTAATCTTAATATTTTACCTACGCCATCCCAAAGAACTACTCTAGCCGTTGCTGTTGAAGTACCCAAAGAATAACCTTGATATACATTTTCACCTTGTCGATATTTACCTAAACCTGTTGTTGTATTGAAATCAATTGTATCTGTTGGTGTTATCATTGGTAAAAAATTTGTAATCGAAGCATAAATTTGTTTTGCGGCAGATGTTTGACCATAAACAAAACCTTTAACGGTAAAATTTAATGTCCAAATAATCATTCGAGTTTCAGACATTCTATCACCTTCATACAACACTTCATATTGTGTATCATTTAAAATAACTGGTACTTCTTTAATGATACCCATTTCAGGAACCAAATTTAATTTAATTGTGTAATCTGGTGTAAAATAAGGAAGAATATGTTCAATGATTTGTGTACCATCTTCAATGTTGCGAACATAAAGATATAAACTAAAATCAAAATTATATGGTACAGGATTGTATTGAGATTTTACTACACCACCACTTGTAACCGCAGCATTTTTAATATTGGTATTTTGTTTTCTTGTAGCATCATATTGAAGTCCATTCATTTCGAATGACAAACGAGGTAATGTTGTTGAAACTTTTTTATCCAAATACGGATCACTTTCAAGTCTTTGTACATACAATTCTTTTGCTGCATAAGCAATAGGCACAACAAATCTTTCTGCTTCAGAATTATCTCCGTTATAACGAACCAAAGTAATATCTTTAAATAGATTACCAAAACCTACTACAAGTTTACGAATGATTCGATTATATGATGTATTTGCCATTAAATGTTACCAAAAGGATTTGTTTCAGAAAAATCAATTACAGACATAGCTGAATTGGCAATGTATTCGTTATCATACTGTTCTTTATATGCTGGGTCCCTTAATGGGTCAAACTCAATTAAAGGTCCATAAGCTCCGCTTGTTTGTCCAATAATTGACTGACCATTAATAAATTCACCGGCAACATTGGATATAGACAAAGTATTGGAAGAAGGAATCCAGGTTTGAACAGTACCAAGGCTAGTAGCGTTTGCATAGGTTGAATCAGGTGACTGGAATACAATTTCGTTGATTGCATATAATCCTGTTACATGGCCGAGGTTTAAATGAAGTTGATAAGCCGATTCATATACAACATCATCAATGTCTGCCACACCACTTGCAATAACTTCTTGTGAATACTTGAATTTCTCCATTCTAAGCTCATAGAAATATGGTTGCCTTCTACCAAGCATATGGAAATCTTTTGCTTGTTCAGTAAATGTTATTTCATATAATTCACCAGTACCATTTAAGAAAGGCACATAAATTAAATCACCTTCACGGGGTCTATTAAAAGTATTTTGTGGTACTCTTTGTGCAAAAGAATTTTTTGAACAGATAACATTTACAACATCTTTAATTTCTAAACCAAATTTAGAAAAAATCTCTTGTTGACCTTGGTAATCTAAATGATCCGAAAGATAAAACTCCAAAGGAAATGCTGAAGTAAATGTGCGTAATGGATCTTCACCATATAATAAATCCCTAGCGCCATCATTATCATTTGGTAAATAATAGGCATCAAATCCCATTATCTTAATGGATTCAATAATTAAATCTTCAATGACCCTTTGTTCATTGAGTGCGCCGTAATTATTAAAATATTGAGATACGGCCATATTAATTTAAGAAGAATTCTAACGGCGCACCGTAATCATTCCCCATTTCCTGTTCAAGTCTTTCAATTTCAGCGGATGCTTCCTGGAAAATTTGGTCGCCATTTAAAGTTACACCACCTGGCAATTGAAGTCCGTTAAACTTTTTAAGGTTATTTCCCCAAGTTCTCTTAATCAAAGCGGTAGCATATTCTTTTAACCAACGGTCATTCCATATCATATTATACACATCAGGATTAATTGCCGCATAACATTCGGCAACAACAACTTGACCAGCGGGTGCTTCCGAATCACCCCAATTCCAATCAATATACAATCTTTGCATATGTCTTTGGTAACGAATAGGAACCTCTCCAGTAAACATAATCTCCAGAGAGCGTAAGTGCTGTTGTGTTAAGGTATAATTGATGTATGATGCGGAGGTGAAGTCGTAGAGTTCGTTTAAGCGCAACTGATATCTTAGGTCAAACATATTGATAGTTGCCTGAGAATCTGAGATTGGAAATATACGAGAAATACCAACAATTTCCAACGAGTTGCCTTGAGCATCTGTAACACCATTTAAATCTAAAAACCTTTTATCAATATCACCCCATTGAAAAGCAGAAACGGTAACATTGGTAGTTTGAAAAGTACCATTTGCATCATAATAATTTAATTTTTCACCAACGATAAATGATTTTTGTCCGCAACTAACATTGATAATAGAATTATTTTGTGTGGCTGTAACGGTAGCAGTTGCACCAGATGTGTTACCTACAATTTGACGAGTGGAATTAATCCATGTATTTACATTAGCGGATGTGGTTAAAATTGAACCGGTCAACATTCGAATATAATAGACTTTTTGTAGTCCATCAAAATGGTAATCTTGCCAGTATTGCAAAGCGTCATCGACACGGTCATTCACCTGGTCATCATCCACGTTAATATCGATGACAGGAAAGCCTAATCTACGCTTACAATAGGTTGTAAAGTCAGCTCTATTAGTAATTGTGGCCATTGAAAACTCCTATAATGTAGGTATTTATCTACCACCAATCCAAGATATATACATATGTGTGGATTGACACGCATCAATAATTATTGTACAATCAACCTTATTTTTTAACTGAAAATACTATGAAACAAGATTATAAAGTAGTTCGTAATGTATTGAGTCCTGACACATTGGACTTACTCAAAAATACCATATTAATGACCAGAACGGTTGAACACCATGAAAAAGGTGTATCCATGGACAACAAAACCAATTTTGGTGATGAACAAAGTCCAATCGGTTATCCATTCTACGGTCACGTTATCTGTGATTCACTTGCCGTTTCTTTGTTACCTCTCATGGAACAAGAGACCGGTCTAGAACTTTATCCAACATATACCTATGGTAGAATCTATTGGAAGGGTTCTACACTAGCCAAACACAAAGACCGACCAAGTTGCCAATACAGCACTACACTTTGTATTGATATTGATGAAAAATCCAAACCATGGCCAATCTTCATGGGTGGTAAAAAAATTCTACTTAACGCCGGTGACATGGCAATATATAAAGGTTGTGAGATAGAACATTGGCGGGAACCTTATGAAGGTAACCAACAGATTCAATTGTTTTTGCATTATGTGGATGCCAATGGTATCTACAAAGATTTTAAATTTGACAAACGAACCATATTAGGAATTAAAAAATGACTGAAAAGACTATGAAAAAACCAGCAAAAATTACTCCAGCTAAAAAACCTGTTGCCAAAAAACCGGTACTAAAAGTTGTTGAATCACCAGCAACCAAAGCTCGAGCAAAATCCAAAAAAACAGGACAAGCAATTATTGTTGGAGATACCACTCCTAAATTGGATCCAAAATTGCTTCCTAAACCAACTGCTGATTATGCCTCTTCATTTAATTGGTGGTTAGATGTTACTACAAATGAAAATTGGGCTTATGCACATAATATTTTTACACCAGAAGAATGTAAAAAAATTATTGAGATTGGTACTTCAGGTAAAGACGCTTCACCTTTAACTTATGGAATTGTTGGTGATATGAGTGGTACAGAAGGAGATTTAGAAAAAGTTGCTAAAGTTCGCCGTAGTCCTATTGCTTGGATTCGTTCCGATGTTCCAGACAATCGTTGGATTTTTGAAAGACTAACTGCCAACATTAAAAATATTAATAGTCAATTTTTTAATTATGAACTAACCGATATTCAGAGCCTACAATTTACTTCTTATGATGCCAAAGAAAAAGGTTTTTACGGTAAACACATTGATATGATGTACCAAGGTACAGGTACAAGAAAATTAAGTGTTACTATTCAATTGTCTGATGATAACGATTATGAGGGTGGTGATTTATTATTACATTATAAAGACCAACCAGATGTTGGCTTCCGTAATCTCGGCACAGCCACATTCTTCCCATCTTGGATGTTACATGAAGTAACACCAGTAACTAAAGGTAAGCGTTATAGTTTAGTTGCTTGGATTCAAGGACCAAGATTCAAATAATTTAAACTGTATAACTTCCTGGTGCTGGGTATTGTAACACAGTATAACCTGGTGCTGATGCTGGATTTGTTACAGTAGCACCAGGTGCAACACCAGGATATTGTGGTGTGAGTATAGCAAGCATTACCACGCCAGAACTTCCAGCACCACCATTGCTACTAGCATTTACTGGACCACCACCAGTTCCACCAAGACCAAATGGAGTTCCGCCTCCCGGTGCCGCTGGTCCGGCTGTTGGTGTAGTAACTTGAGCACCACCGCCACCAGATCCGTATACCAGTCCTGTAAATGGCCAAGTGAAACCGGCACCACCCGCTCCGCCTGCACCGGTTCGAGTTGGACTAAATGGTATGTTTGGACCAGACACACCATTACCGCCTGCAGCACCGGCACCTCCGCCGCCACCTCCACCACCACCATTAATTGCTGCTGGGAATGGAGGTCCACCTGCACCTCCGTTTCCACTACCTCCTGCAAATCCTTGTGAACCGGTACCTCCAGGTCCTGTTGTGAATCCTGCCGTGTTTGGGAAGGTGGAACTTACATATCGTGTCGCCCCGCCGCCGCCATTTCCACCAGGCTGACCAGGAGTAGCTCCAAACGGCTGGAGTGGAGAACTACCTCCACCACCACCTCCGCCTAAAGCGGTAGTTGCACAAGTCAAAGTACTATTCAGACCATTTGTTCCAGTGCCTGAGGAAGGTGCTGTACTAAGCCCTCCAGCACCACCAGTACCAACAGTAAATGATAGTACTGAACCAGGAGTTTTTACAAAAGAACCACGGATAACTCCTCCGCCACCACCACCGCCACCGCCAATTTGACCGCCGCCTTGAGGAGCATTTAAAACTGACCTTCCGCCGCCGCCGCCACCAGCAACAACCATATAGTTGATTGTAACTGGTCCTTTAGTTGTGGCTTGCCTCGATGAACTTCGACCAGTTCCAACTGGAGTATTTACAGAAGCAGTAAATGTATATGTTGTAGACGGGCTTAATCCTGATGCATTAAATCCAAATGCACCTCCACATACGGAAGGACCAGGAGTAATAACACAACCAGTTCCTGTTCCAGCGCCCGAAATATTTACAGTAGTTTGAAGAATAGTATTATTACCGCCCCTAAACGTAGGCATAGTAATTAATGCTGAAGCACCAGTACAAGTTGTGGTTATAGCACCAATTACAGGAGCTTCGGCAATAGTTTGAATTGTAATTGCTGCACTACAACCAGAAACATCGGATTGTCCAATTCCATTAGTTGCATAAACTTGAAACTTGTATACTGTATTTGCAGCTAATCCGTTAACATCAATTTTATTTCCTCCTGATGATGCAGAAATTACACCAGTTTGTCCTGTGTTTGCTATCGCAGTATAAGTTATTAATGGGTTATTACCATTAACACGACTATCACCATTGCATGGCGGAACATTTGGAAATACAAATGTCACATTCGCTGAATTTGCACTTGTCGATTGCACAACAGAAATTACTGCTTTTCCACGGGGTCTAACAGGATTATTTGTACTACCAGTTAAAACTGCCGCAAAAGCCGATCCACCCATTAGTACGCTCCTGCACCAGAAATATACCAAGTATCAGTAGCAACTTTAATCAACGAGGACATTGAATAACTTCCTAAAGTTACTGCAGTTCTTTGAACAGAATTTGAAGCAACCCATAAAGATGGTGGGTTTGCTGCCGTTATGTTTGATGAAAACGATGGCCCCATAATTAAAAGAATTGTTGTGCCAAGTGGAAATGGTACTGCAGCATTGGTTGGTATAGCAACTGTACCTGTATTTGCACCTTGAGTTAAATAAATTGTTTTACCTGCATCAGTTAATTGTAATGTATAAGATGTTGCAGTAATATTATTTTGTGGAGCACCCAAATAACCAATGGTGTTATTTCCAAGAAGTGTTGAAGGCAGTAATGTTACGTTACCTGATATTTGATTTGCAGTTAAAATGTTGGCCGTTATAGTATTTGAAACAAGAATATTTGCTGCATTCATGTAAATATTATTGTTTGAACTAATAGTAATAGTATTGTTTGCAAAAATAGTTAAAAAGTTATTTGCAAAAATATTATTAGCCGTCAAATTGTTTGCTACAACTACGTTATTAGCGGTAAATACAACTGTACCATTGGCAACAAAAGTATAACTATTGACAGTAATGTTATTGCTTAATGTAATATTATTGGCCGTAATACTATTAAATGTCCAATTTGCATTACCAAAAACAGTAGCATTACCAGTAACAGTAAAACTACCATTTGCACTAATATTATTTGCTGAAATAGTATTGGCTAAAATACTAACAGTATTGCTTGCTGTAATACTATTTGCTGATAAATTATTAAAAGTAAAGTTGGCGGTGCTACCAATAGTCACATTACCATTTGCACTAATATTATTTGCTGTGATATTCAACAACGAATTAATTACGTTGGCATTAAGAATGTTGACTACTGTACCTGAAGGTGGTGTTCTTACCCATGCAGTTTTTAACGCATTATATGTGTAAGAGATATTATTTACAATAGCAACTTGATTGTTTATTGGGCTTGACGGAAATGCCATTTTATTTTCCTAAGATTCTTTATGATATATTTATGATAGTGTCAAGGTGAATGTGCCTGGTGTCGTTTGACCTGGACTATTGTATCTTAATACAGTCATACCAGGTGCCGCAGGTGGAGTTGTAACTGTTGCTCCTGGAGCGGAAAAATATTTATATTTGTCGGTTGGTACCGCTAAAATGACTGCACCTGATCCGCCGGCTCCACCTGGACCATTTGCAAAAGAACAAGTATTCAAACCGCCACCGCCACCACCGCCACCTAGACCATTTGTACCAGAACCAGTAGTTCTTCGACAAGCTGGTGGACCTTGGCAATTTCCACCGTTTCCGCCACCGCCTGGTCCACCTAATCCATAAATTGTTTTACATTGTTGATAACTACCGCCACCACCGCCGCCACCATATGTAACGCCTGTATAAGGCCAAAGATATCCAACTCCGCCAGCACCAGTACCGTTGCCACCAGAAGCTGGAGCAACTGGTCCAAAATAATTACCACCGGTTCCGCCAGCACCACCACCACCCGATAATACCGCTGGGAACACACCAAGAAGATTTGGTTGAGATCCACCTGGATATCCTTGTGTACCAGATACATTATATCCTGGACTACCAAAAGCTAAAGCATTAGTAGGTCCGGTGCTCAATCCAAATCCACCGCCACCCGAACCGCCGCCGGATGGTTGTGCAATTGGCGTTACATTTATCATAGCTCCAGCACCACCGCCACCACCTCTGGCTGTTATAGTAGTAATTGAAGGACCAGAAATTGTGCTATTGGTTCCGGCCGCACCAGGATTTCCAGCTGTTGGACCTGATGTGACTGTACCGCCAGTTCCACCACCTCCAACAACAATAGTAAAGGTGTTACTACGAACTAAATCCAAAGAACCAGTTAATACCCCGCCGCCGCCACCGCCGGCTCCACCGGTGTTTCCGTTATTGCCACTACCACCGCCTCCGCCACCGCCGAGAACAAAATAAAATACTGATATTGGAACTTCTGGTGGTATTGCATCTCCAAAATTGCTAAGACTAGAAATATCCACCCATTGAAATTTTCCTGTACCATCATCAATATATCTAAAAATAATATCACTAAGAGTGTCGTACCATGTGTCATCAGGTACAGGATTTCTTGGTGGAGTACTTGAAGTTGTAAATGTAGAAAAAACATTACTTGTGGTAGGAACTTGAATACCTAAACCATTTATTGAAAGTTTGTTATTTTGCCACAATAAAGCAGGATTAACAAGTTCTTTATTAGTTTGACCTTGAGTAAAATTCTGCACAGTCAAATAGTACTGTGAATCTGTATTACTTACAGTTTGAATAGGAAGTGAAGAATTAGTTAGTGACATAGTATATACTTATATCGTAAAGGTATATACACTTGGAGCAAGTGGTGTTGGAGTTACATAAGTTAATACGGTTATACCAGGTGCTGCAGGCGGAGTTGTTACAGTAGCACCTGGTGCCGAACCTGGATAACCAACAGTTGGCATTGCTAGAATAATTGTACCTGAACCTCCGGATCCACCGGGAGCCGCAGGTGAGCCACCTGCACCACCACCACCACCGCCACCTAGACCATTTGTACCCTGTGTTCCTGCTGTACCTGGAATACCTGAGTTAGCACCTGGACCACCGCCACCTAGTCCGCCGGCACCTACGGTTCCTGGACCAGGACAAGAGAATGACCCGCCACCACCACCAGCATAATATAAATTGGTAATTGGCCAAAGATAACCATTACCACCAGGTCCACCAGCTTTTGGTGAAGCTACTCCATTACCGCCTACAGCTCCAGCTCCACCTCCTCCTCCGGCACCATAAAGTGAGCAACTAGCAGAACCCATGATACCACCTGGATATCCTTGAGGGCCTGCTACACCTACACCTGGACTTCCTGTGGCAATACCAGCAGTTCCGGCACCACCAGAAGAAGGATTGTTGGCAATTGGTTGTCCGCCTCCACCACCACCAGATCCACCCGATTGACCAGGCGCATTTGCAACAGGAGCATTTACAGTTCCGCCACCGCCGCCACCGGTGGTCAGCGCATTATTAAATCCTGGAATATTTGGCGCAGTGAGGTTACTAGCACTTCCATTAACTCCTCTGGCTATTACCGGAGTACTACCGCCTGCGCCACCAATACCAACAGTTAAATTCAAAACACCGCCAGCTGGTAAATTGGAAGCTGTACCAAAAAGTAACCCACCTGCACCGCCACCACCGCCACGATCTCGACCACCACCACCGCCACCAGCAACCACAAGATATTGTATAGTAAGTGTTATACTGAAGCTGACTGTTGGTGATGTAACTGAATTATTAACAACATCTCTCACACCAAACACCACATTGGATGAAGATGCACGTGCAAAACCTGAAACTACACCGGTACTGGAATTTAAAGTTAATCCTGATGGTAATGATCCTGAAGCGATGTAATAAGTATAAGGATAAAAAGTATATCCTCCTGATACTGAAGTAAATGTACTAAAATTAACAGAAACTCCAGCTTCACCAGTTACACTAGTAATAGGATTAGCAGTTGCTGTAAAGGGTAGATAGGTAAAATTGTTGGTACTAACTGGTCCACCAATCGACATTGTAGGTCCTGTAACATCCACCCATTGGTAATTTACTCCATCATAAACATATTCAAATTGAGTATCACTAGTAGTATCGTACCATAAATCACCTACAGCAGGTGACGGTGGTGGTGTTGGTGAAGTAACTACTGAACCTAATGAAACAACATTTGAAGTTGGAACTATTCTATTATTAACAAAAAATTTACCTAAACCTGTGTTATATGTTAATAAAGGACTAACATAATCAACCGCACTTTTTCCAGTAGTTGCAGCTTGCAAAGTAACAAAATAAGTTACATTACTATCAGGTGTAATTTGTTCAACAGA